AGAGGTCATCCGTTAGACTCCACCCATGCCGTAGCAAGAGGCTCGCACAGAGCTCGGCCATCCAGCTTTCCTGCACCTGTGTTGCCACGGTGCCATCAGTCGCGGCGATCGCGATGCCATAGAGCGCCGAGTTCGCGTCCCGGTAGGTCAGTCGGGGCTCGCTCGGCCGGCACACCCCCGCGTGCCAAGCCCGAGCATCGAGCGGGGCGATCGTGTGCTGCGCACCGTCATCGGTTAGCAGCCAGTTGTACGAGACGTGACAGCGCGGATCGTCCCGCAACCAGGTCACCGCCCCGGGGTCGGAAGCGGACGCGTCGTAGTGGAGACAGATGCCCTGTCGCGGCTCCGTGATAGTGTTATGCCAGGCACCCATCATCCGCGCTCGTCGTCAGAGAAAAGGTCCGGCTCTTGGATCACTCGCGTGACCTGTTCGGTCACCATGCGACTTTTGCTCTCGCTCAAACTCAGCGTGGCTTGTTTCCAGTTGAAGAAGGTCCGCACCCCGATCCAGCCGAAGGGCAGCGCCATCAGGACGATCAGGTCCAGGTTCCCGAGCGGATGCTTGAGCGCGAGCACCTGATAGGCTTCGAGGGAGAAGACGAAGAAGAAGGCCGCCCAGCCGGTGACTTTCCCATGATCGGGCTGCCCGTTCTTGTCGATCAGGTCCAGCGTCTTCCACGGATTCCGCACCAGATCCACGCCGATACGGATCAGCACCGCGACGGCGAGCAGGGTGACCACCCACATCAGCAGGTCCTTGGAGGTCATGGCAGGCTCCGCTTCGGCCGGATCAGCGTGTCCCAGATGTCGGTGTCGAGCCGGCTCCGGTGGAACGCCTCGCCACAAGCCGTCTTGCTCGCGCGAAAGAGCGACGTGTCAGCTTTCGCGAGCCGAAGGCATTGCCAGGAGGTCTCGATACTTTGCCCGCGAATCGCGCTGTCGGCGGCGGATTTCACACCGATGAAATCCCCGCGGAGCTCCATGACTTGATCGGTCAGTGTCTCCACTTTCCCCGGGGCGGAGAGCACGCCCTTCGCGACGGTGAAGGCGTAGCCGCCGGTCGTCGCCCCGAACGCGATCAAGATCGGGCCGGCCCATCGGACCATGATCCGTTTGCAGCGGCCCCAGAACTTCCGTCGCTGGTCCCCGCTGACCGGTGCCTTCGCCAGCGTGCCGGCGAAGAGAAGTCCCCAGACAGGATCCACGGCGTTCTCCCGGAAAACGAAAAGGCCCGCCCCCGGTCAGGGGGCAGGCCATGAGACAGCCAGGACATCGGTGTTGCTGGACAGCTACAAACTACGGACTTCGCCCCTCCAAAGCCACCTAGTCGAGCAGCGGGACCCCCCACTGGTGGGCGAGCAACCGGAGAGTATCCCGCATGGTAAGGATTGGGTCGGCCGAATACTTGACCGCCCAGAGCCGGATACCCACCTGCGCGAAGTTGTCCGGCGCGCCGCCGGCGCTGTTTCTGGCACCCAGTGTTGCCCTCACGATGGCGAACGCCGTGAGCGAGGTGCCCAGGTCATAGGAGAGGATTTTATTGTTGCGCAGCAGCGTCAGCACGGCACGCCCTTCCACAATCTTCCAACGCACAGCCAGGATGGCCCACGTATAGCGGGCATCGGGACTGGCCAAGCCAGACCCGCCCGCTTCACCAAAGGAGTAGCTCACGCTGTTCCGAGACAGCAGCGTGCGTCCTGCGCCGTCCATCCCGCCAACCACGAACGCATCCGACTGGCTGAAGTCTCCAAAAGCGTCCTTCTTAAGGGTGAACAGGCCCGCCGTCGTGGAGACGTTGAGCGCCCGATAGACCAGGTAGGCGGTGAGCGGTCCCCCGGTGTAACTCGTCATGCCGGTCCGTTCGAAGAAATCATTGACCCCGTCAAACTCGACGAACGGGAGTCCGTCTTCGCTGTCCGTTGCCCGAAAGATCGGTCGGTCCGTTCCCCCGGCATTGGACAAATCAAGCCCATTCGGGGACTGGTCCGGCCAGGTCGTGATTGGGTTCCCGTCGGTCACCCCACCCACATCGCTGGCATCGACGAAGAGTTGGCAGGCGGCCGGATCCGGCAGCGGACCGTTCGGATATCCACTGGGATTGACCACCGATCGCGCGAGCCAGACCGGGAGCAGGCTGGCGTCCAGGCTTAGCAGGTCGTCCTCATTGCCTGGTGGCGGGACCTTCCCTCGACGATCCCATGCGGTGTCGCGGATATCCGTGAACAGCGTGATCGAACCACCGGCGCAGGTGACCACCGCCATCGGCAGATTGTCACCCACCAACGTGGTGTTGATCGATACCGTCCCAGTGTAGTCGCGTTGAACGACGACCGTGGCGTCGTCGGTGCAGACAATGAAGCTGCTATCCTGCCAGGTAAACGTCCCGGTCACCGCACTGAGCACCGGCCCACCGTAGTAATGGAACTCCCGCGTCGCCAGTTGGGCCGGCAACTGCATCATGGCGTAGCGAGGGCCCCAGGCTCCCAGCAGCATGGCGTCCATCATCAGGATGGTCAGATCCATGTTGCCGGAATCGAGGCCGAAGCCCGGGGTGTGCGAGGAGCCGTCCGTCATAGATAGGCCTCGAAGCCCCAGTCGACGAAGAGTTCGTCGTCGACCGGCGGAGGGACCGGCACCTCCTGCTCCGCGAATCCAGACTCCGCCGGCGTCACTTGGATGGGCTGCGTCACGCTGAAGATGTCCTCGACCCCCTCGATGGTGATCAGGGAGTCCGCGAAGGTCCCATAGTCCACCGAGGTAATCCGGACGATCATGCTGTCGATCCCGAGCAGCGGCCAGTTGACCTTGACCGCATCGCCTTGCATCAGCCGGTACCCCGCCCGAGTCATCTTCCACTTCGCCTTCCTGAGCGGCACCCCCCGCATCCGTCGCTCTCGTTCGGCCACCAGCTGTGCGACGTCGGGATCGGAGATGTACGGCATGTCGATCGTCGCCGTCCGCTCGCTCCCGGTATCCTGGAAATTGGCGCTGCCTTGTGTGGTGGCGATCCCTGGCTCCATGCCACGGCGCTGGGTGGTATTGATGAATCGGTTGTAGGTGACATGCACCGTGTTCACCGTGGTCCGCCACTCTGAGGGCGTATAGGAGAGGTCCCGGCTATTCATCTTGTCGATGACCAGAATGGTGTCCGGGTCGTAGTCTGCGCGAATCAGCTTGAGCCGGACCAACCCGGTGACTGGATCCTTCGCCAACGACGCGTCGATATGGTCCAGGATCGACCGAATGACCGTTTCCGCCTTGGTCGGTGTGGTCAGGAGCACCGAGAGGCCGAATCCCTGGATCGTCGGCGAAATGAACTCATCCCGGAGCGTCACCGCCGCGGCCTCAAACGACGGCATGTCGAGCAGCGTGTCCGGTATCCCCATGCCGTAGTACGGATTGGTGTGAAGGTCGTACAGGATCTCGGCCGGGTTGGCATCGGCGCGGATCGTCGCCTCGGCGTTGGTCTGGCCGAGAGGGGAGGTCGACCCCTCCCACCAATGCGTCCGTCGCAGCACTGCCCGGAAGGGGTACGCAGTGGCGCTCGTGCCCTGATAGAACCCGGCCGCGTCGGTGGGCCCTCCCATCCGCGCGTAGGCAATCCGGGGCCAGTTCGAGACTTCCGCGTCTCCGTAGGCAGCCGCATTGACGCCGGACACCCCGGCAGCCAAAAACGCATCTTCCGGCTGGCTATCGGAGCCGAAGTAGAAGGCGATGTTCCCGGCGATGCCGCCGCCTTGTTGGTTCCCGCCGAACATGGCCGGCGAGGCATTCTCTTTCCGCTGCTGATCCCCATGCAGGTCAATCTCGATTGGCAGCAGCGGATCGAGGGCCATGGCCACGGGATTCAGCGCGTCCTCCATCACCGGATCGCTCGGGAGCCCTTCCCACGGATGGGTCAGATGGTGATTGCGGCAGCTCTTCCCGTCGAAGCTGTAGTCAACGACTTCGTTGACCAGACCGAAACAGAAGATGTGGTGCATGGACGCGTAGTACCGAAAGATCGAGCCCTCTTTCTTCTTGAACAGGTTGCCGCACCATACCGTATTCGGTGCCATCTCTGCCGTGCCCCACAGTACGGGCACGGTGCGACCCTCCTCGGAAGTGGGATGCGTCCAGTCGGCGCCGCGATTTTTCGGCGGACGGAAGAGCAGCCGCTGGGCCACGAAGAGGCCGAGGTTGATGGCGATGAGCGCCAAGAGTCCGAAAGCCATTATTGAGTCCGTCGCCAGATGTTGCGGAGGGGGATCATCCGAAATCCGCCGTATCGAGCCTGATTGCTGAACACGGTGTCGCAGGTCGTTGGCTTCCGATCACATCCCCGCGTAACCTGAATCACCAGACCCACCGGGAGGTCCGCCATCGGGACCTGCAGGGTGAAGACACCGGCCGCGCCCTCCGACACGATCTCAGCCGACCGTGCGCCCCAGGTCAGAATCCCCCCGGCGTAACGCGACGGGGTCGATCCCAGATCAGCAGGGTCAGTCACGGTGACCGTGAATCCATCTGCACTGACGACGGTCACAGTGGCGTCGAACGTGTGGGTGGCTTTGACCACGCCGCAGAGCACGCCGTACAGCATATTCGGACAGGCACGCTGCTGGGTGTGCGCGCCGATTTCCCGGGAATAGGCTGAGGCGAGCGCCGAACACAGGATCTGAAGCGTGGATCCAGAGAATGTGACGCTGCTCACCACTCCGCTCCAGATCGGCAACGCCTCGGAGTCCGCCTCGCCCCGGTGGTTGGCCCACATGGTCACCTGCATAGGGGCCTGGCCCGACGGCCGAATGAACGCCTGCGCCACGACCGCATCCCGGGGCAGGGTAAACGTCAGCTGCATGCTGATGTTTTCGGAGTTCTGCTCGAGCGCCGAGTGGCCGAATCCTTTGATCGCCTTGTACAGATTGCTCTGAAAGGTCTGGTCGGTTTCCGCCGTGGTATAGCGCCAGATAATGCCGGCACGATCAAACGTGACGTACCGGATCGGCGCGCCGCTGTCCTGGCTCAGCTCCCGTGCCTCGAAGGTCACGACCCCTCTCTCGGCAAGTCGATCAGCGGGAGCTCGAGCACCGCGGTGTCCGCGTTCTCCCAAACGATCGCGAGCTCATCCGAGGCCGCTCGGCACAGCAGAAGCCAGCAGCCAGGGTCCAGCACATTCAAATCGTCGGTCAGCACGCTATCCAGGGTGAGCTCTTCGTTCTCCGATCGGTTGAAATCCTCGTTCACGATCTCGACCGCCGAGACGATTTCCCGGTAGATGATCGTGCCCCCGGTGAGGCGGGGGAACAAGGCCACATGCGCCCGTCCCTTGTTAGCGCCCTGCAGGAACTTCACGTACCCCGACGGCGTGGTCGTGATCACCGCGGAGCCGCTGAGCGTCCCGGCAGCCAGTCGGAAGTCCGGCGACCAAGTCGGCACCCAGAAGGACTTCAGTCGCCCCTTCACCACGGTCTGCAGGAGCTCCCGGGCGTCGATCACGCGCGCCCGGGTCTTGAGCACGTAGCGCACGGTGCGGACGGTATGGGGTCCTTCGACGTAGCCAGCATCGTCTTCGACTGGTCCGCCACTCTCGTCCCACCGGGACTTCGATTGTTCGAAGCCCAGCGTCGTCGAGGGACCTTGCCAGTCCGGTCGCCAGTCGAGCACCGGCAAGCCGAGATAGGTCGGGAGGCTCAGGGCCATGGCGGCGTTTCAGACGGCATGGCATCCAGCAGGAAGTCGAGGTCGACCTCGCCGATATAGGCGGACGTCCGGTCGACGTCGATTGTCGGCGGGAGCACTCCCGGCCGGAGCGGGACCAGGTACGTCCCGAAGGCGGGGAACGCATCCAGGGTGGGCCACCAGAATACGATCGAGGTGGGGTTGATCGTCTGTACCGCGACGAGCTCCCACTTCTCCGGCGAAGTATAGAGGAGCGCATACCGGCCCAGGTCCAGCTCGCGCCCATTGGTGGCCGCCGTGTCGAACCCCATCCCACCGACCGCAATGGCGGATTCCACGCGCACGGCGTTCCACCAGAGGGGTGCCAAGTACCGCCGTGGATTCGTTCCATGGAGGAGGTTGAGGAGGCGCGCGGAATAGTCCTGCCTGTTCACCATCACGCGATATCGGGCGCCACGTCTCGGGAGGTCAGGGTTGATGATCGCGCGCCGCTGCTCCTCCTCGGCGGCGGTGACGAGGATATCGGTGTCGAAGCGATAGACCTCCTCTTGCGGCCAGACCGGACGGAAGGGGAACGGAATGGCCGGCTTCACGGTCAGCGTGCGGACGTTGTATTCCTTGAGGACCGTGCCAGCGGCCGGATTGCCGGAACTCGACAGCAGCCCGATCCGATTCTGGCCTGACGACATGAGGGTCGGCGGAACGCGTGCTCGGCAGAGGAGCAGGGCATTATATCCGGCATCGTTGTCCGCCGCGTAGACCGAGCAAACATCCCCGACCACGGTCGTGAAGATCCGCCAGAAGGTCGACGGGGGGAAGCCAATATCCCATCCGGACGCTCGGACTTCCACCGACCCGTCGGCTTTGACCCATTCGATCGCCGCCCGCACGCCATAGTTCCCGATCCGATGGACGCCCGCGCGGAGATAGCGGCGGTCGTCGTAGGTACCGATCGGGTCATCGGGAACAAAGAAGGCGATCCGCATCGAGTCGGATACGTTGTCAATCACCGACTTCAACAGCGGTGTCCAGATTTCCAGCTGGGTATGATCGAAGCCGGCGTCGAGACGGGCAACGGTCGGGGTCGTTCCCCACCCGAGGATGCCGTTGAAGTTGTAGAGCCGAAACCGATCAGCGGCCGCGTTGTACTCCCATCCGTTCACGCCACTGGCCAGCGGATCGGTCGGGACGTGGTTGACGAGGTAATCGGTGTCATGGCCCGTCCCAGGCTCGTAGCCGTTTCCAATCGGGCGGTCGCGGAAGAGATCAGCCATGGATGTCGAGCCCGCTCCGGATGGCGTTGGGATTCTCGGCGATCAGCTGCAGGATCCTCGAGCGGAAGGCGGGGCTGTTGAGCCACTGGCCCTGGAGGCCGGGACCGAGAGCCACCTGCAACTGGCCCGAGAGGTCGGCTTTCGCGGTCCCTCCGCCGGCGCCGGCCGCCACCAATCCCCCATGCTCGTAGCGGCCCCCGCGGGAGATCAGGCGAGGCGTGGGGAGGCCAGCGGACAGGAGGCGATACAAATCCTGGAAGAAGGCGAGCCGGCCCCGGACATGGGACTTCGGAAAAATGAACTCGCCGCCTTCCGCCTCGAGATGGATCCCTCCTGATCGGTGGCTGCGGCCGACGAGATACCCTCCCGTCGCCGCACCGACCGGGCCCACGCTGAACCCCTGGACTCCGGCATTGGCGCCCGCGCCGCCGATCCCCGCGATCAGCCTGAACAGCGCCGCCTCGATGCGGGCTTGAATCAGCTTCTGGATGACCTGCTGAATCGCATTCACCGCGATATTGGCAAGCGCCCGAAACGCATCGCCCACGTTGTGGATCTCGTCGGCGGTGCCCCGGATGATGTCCCCCATCAGAGTGAGCGAGTCCATTACGGCCTGCCCGGTGGCATCCTGCATCGCTTGCCGCCAGAGCAGGGTCTCGGCCGTGGCCCGCTTGGCGCTCAGCTCGAAGAGATCCAGCTCCGCGATCTGGGCCCGGATGGCTTCCAACGTCGCCGGGTCTTGAATCGTCAGGGCGAGCGCCTCGAGCTCCTGGCGGATCTGGCGGATGATGGGCAGGCGTTGCTGTTCCGCGAGGAGGATCTGCTCTTCGCCTTCGACGGCGGAAATGACTCCGGTGGCGACCAACGCTTCGATCCGCTGGCGTTCGGACCCGAGGGAAGCGAAGGTGCGGGAGGCGGACGTGCTCAGATCATCGAGAAGAATCTTCGCACGGCCCAGATCCGCGAGGATCCCGATCGCCGCGTCCTGCGCCTCACCCGTCACCCCGCTCTTCTCCAAGATTCTCCGCTGATCCCGGAGTTGCTGGTCGAGCGCCCGCTGCGCCGCTTCGGCCGTCTTGCCCTGGGCGATGAGGACGGCGTTCTCCACCTCGAGACGCGCCCGACCCAATTCCTCGATGGCCGCGCGCTGGCGGATATTCTCGGCGGCCGCCTCGCGGTCCCGTCGTGCGACGACCTGGGCCACCTGGTCATTCACCTTCGCGATATCGGCGGCCCGCTGGATCGCCTCCTGGGGGTTGGCCACGACGCGGCGCGCGATCGCGTCGGCCTGCTGATCGAGGGCCGAGACTTCGGCCGCGGCCGCGGCGAAGATGATATTCCGTCGATCCCGGTAGAACTCCTGCAGGCTGGTGAGTCCCTCAGCGTACGAGGCGTCCGCCGCCTGGAGCTCCTGGTCGAAGGCCTCCTTCTGGAGGGCGAGGCCCGCCTGAATCCCCTCGACGATAGCGTTGACGCGGGCATTCGCCGCGTCCTGGGCCTGCTTCGCGGACCCGGGATCAGCCAGATTCACGTCATCCTGTAGGCTCACGATCTTCCGTTTCAACGCCTGCCGAAACGCGCGAAGTCCGACCTCAGTGAAGCCGGTCAGGTCAGCCCAGGGCTCAGGCTTCCCGCCCCGCTTCTTCGTGAGGTTCTGGATGTCACGCTCGAGGCCGGTAATCTCCTCGACGATCTTCGCCCGGGTGATGGCCAGTTGGCTTTCAGGATCGGGAAAGAGGTCCTCGAGCTGCCGACTCAGTGCCGTGTTCCGCTCGAGCATGCGCTGGAGCGTGGCCTCCGTCTTCAGTGGATTTGACGTCAGGAAATCGAAGAAATTGCGGAGGGATGTTGTGAGAAACAGGGCGGACCCGGTGAGCGCCTTGAAGACGCTCCCAGAATCCTTCCCCAATTGCTGCATAGCGCTGGCGCCGTCCTCGGCGCCGACGATCATAGAATCAAAGACGTTGGTCACCGCCGGAGCCAGTCCCGTGGCGAATGCGCCAGCCAAGCCGCGCACCTGTCCCTGCAGCCGACCGATCGCGTCCCCGAACTCCGCGGCCTTCTTCGCTCCTTCCTCCGTCACCACCAATCCGAACCGCTCCGCTTCGGCGCGCGCTTTGGCGTAGCCTTCAGTGCCGAGCTTGTTCAACAGGGGAATCAGCGGAGCGACCACGCGCGGGCCGACGAGGGCCCCGATGGCAAGCAGCTTGTCCGAGCTTCCGGCGTACTTGCTGGACGCGTCCGCGATCTTGAGGAATTGCTTGTCCAGCGGCAGCTGCATGAACTCGGTGGCGTTGATGCCGAGCGCCTTCAGTGCGGCGGCGGATTCGCTGTTGGGTTTCTTCAGCTCCTGCGAGGCTTTGGCCAGGTTCCGGAGGCCGAGCTCGAGCGTCTCGTTCTCGACGTTCGCAAACTTCGCCGCCGAGTGCAGCACGCTGAGCGACTCCGTCCCGATGCCGAGCGCCTGAGACATCTTGCCGGTCGCTTCGGCGACCGCCAGCTGATCCAGCGCCAGCCGGCCAAGGCTCCGGATCACCAGCGCGGCGCTGATACCCGCAAAGATCCCTTTCAGCGCGGACGCCACCCGGCCAAACCCCTGCGCCTGCGCGCTGGCACCACGCACCGCCGTGCCCAGCTTCTGTGCGTCCCCGGTGGCACCCCGTTCCGCCACGCCCAGCTGCTTGACCAGGTCCACGACTTTCTGCACCGCCGCCGAGCCGCCGGCGTCAGCCCCCTGCAATCGTATCGTGAATGTGACGTCGGTCATAGATCGAGATCCAGAATCGGAGGCCGCTTCGGCGCCGGCTTCTTAGAGTCCTGCGCGTTCTGCCAGAACAGCGTGTCCCAGTTCCATTGCTCCCGGACTTCTTCCTGCATCGCGCGCGCGTATGCGGCGAGCAGGATGCTCAGCTCCCACTCGCCGAGGGTGGCGAAGCGATCAGGGTCGTAGCGGGCAACGGCCCAGGCGATGGCGTTCCACTCGCCGTATTGATCGGGGAGCTGCGGACGGGATTTGGATTGAGCGGGCTCGCTTCGGTCCCCATCCCCGGGGGGAGCGAACAGAGGAGCATACTCCTCAGCATGGCGGGCTCGCTCTTCACGAAATCCCAGAGCACGAGGGCCACAGCGTCCATCGCTTCGGCTTCCTCGACTTCGCCGAGGATGGAGCGGTTGGCCTCTGCCTGGGCCTCGCTCCACTTCTCGCCCGTGCGTGTCAGGCCGCCGGCGAGCAGGTCCACGGTGACCCGGGCC